CGAACGGCTATCGGCAGTTCAACACGGCGTATGTTGAGATTCCCAAGAAGCAAGGAAAACAGCTTGCTCTTGATACGAAAATCCCTACACCCGAGGGATTTACCACAATGGGCGATATTCGCATCGGAGATACCGTTTTTGATGAAAACGGGCAGACTTGCCGTGTTGTTGCAAAAAGTGATGTGGATGATACGGAACAAGCGTACAGACCGACCTGCCACGACGGCTCTTCCATCGTGGCAGGGGAGCGGCATCTGTGGAATGTGGAGCACATCATCGGCAAGTCGCAATCCGCGCTTTGGACGACGGGCGAAATCTACCGTCGGACGATGAAACACAGAGAAAGATATCAGGATAACGAGAAAGAAGCTCGCCGATCCATCATCCGCATCCCTGCGGCAAAGACGCTGCAGATTGAGGAAAGAAGTCTGCCCATCGCTCGCTCCTGTTTTCATTATCTGGCGGATATCGAACCGCTCTCGGAGAAAGTTCCCATGCAGTGCATCCAAGTGGACAGCAGCAGTCATTGCTATCTAGCTGGGGAATCCTTCGTTCCAACCCACAACAGCGAACTCGCCGCCGCTGTCGCATTGCTCCTTTGCTGCGGCGACGGGGAGGAGCGTGCCGAGGTGTACGGCTGCGCCGCCGACCGTCAGCAGGCGAGCATCGTGTTCGAGGTAGCCGCCGACATGGTGCGCATGTGTCCCGCACTCGACAAGAGGGTGAAGATCCTCGCATCCCAGAAACGCATGGTGTATCTGCCGACGAACAGCTTCTATCAAGTGCTCTCAGCGGAAACTTACTCGAAGCACGGATTTAACATCCACGGTGTTGTGTTCGACGAACTTCACACGCAGCCGAACCGCAAGCTCTTCGACGTTATGACGAAAGGCTCGGGCGATGCGCGTATGCAGCCGCTCTATTTCTTGATCACGACGGCGGGGACAGATACACAGTCCATCTGCTACGAAACGCATCAGAAGGCGAAGGATATCTTAGAGGGACGAAAAATCGACCCAACCTTCTATCCCGTCATCTATGGAGCGAAGGAAGATGAGGACTGGACAGATCCCGAGGTCTGGAAGCGGTCAAATCCCTCGCTTGGTATCACGGTCGGTATCGACAAGGTGAAGGCGGCTTGTGATTCCGCACGGCAGAATCCTGCCGAGGAGAACAGTTTCCGGCAGCTGCGGTTGAATCAGTGGGTAAAGCAGTCTGTGCGCTGGATGCCGATGGACAAATGGGATGCGTGCGCCACTCCTGTCGATGCGGAAGGATTGGAAGGGCGCGTCTGCTACGGTGGGCTTGACCTCTCGTCGACAACGGATGTCACGGCGTTTGTGCTTGTGTTCCCGCCAACGGAAGAAGACGAGTCCTTTTCCGTGCTGCCGTATTTCTGGATTCCCGAGGATAACATGGAGCTTCGCGTGCGCCGCGACCATGTGCCTTACGATGTGTGGCAGAAGCAGGGCTTTCTCATGACCACAGAGGGAAATGTTGTGCATTACGGTTTCATCGAGTCGTTCATCGAGAAACTAGGGGAGAAGTACAACATCCGCGAGATCGCCTTCGACCGATGGGGCGCAGTGCAGATGGTGCAGAATCTCGAAGGAATGGGATTTACCGTCGTCCCGTTCGGACAGGGCTTCAAGGATATGAGTCCGCCGACGAAGGAACTGATGAAATTGACACTGGAAAAGAAAATAGCACACGGCGGGCATCCCGTCATGCGCTGGATGGCAGACAACATCTTCGTTCGTACCGGCCCTGCGGGCAACATCAAGGCAGACAAGGAGAAGTCCACGGAAAGAATCGACGGCGTGATTGCGCTGATTATGGCGCTCGACCGTGCGATTCGCTGTGGGAACGATATGTCGGAATCGGTGTATGAAAATCGCGGCGTGTGGGTGTTTTGAAATGGGAAACAAATAACATTAGGGGCTTCAGATCTGGGGGAGTACCTCTCGTATAGCGTTCATCCATTTGTTTAAATTCCAAACGACATATTCTTGTTGAGTACCATCTTTTTTCTCCACAACGAGACGTTTGGATATGAACATTACAGTTTTTGATTTCACGCCAATAATATCCTTAAAGTAGATGCTTTCTTCTTCTGGTTTCACTTCGAGCTGCATATTAAATCCGTGATCTATGAATAGAAAGCGGCGGTTTGTTAATACGAGATGCCCTCCTGCGGCATTTGTTATGCCGCGATAAAGATTCGCTTTGCCAGAGCGTATAGGATATTCGCCCTTTTCTAAGCCCCGCCCACAAACACAAATGACACTTTCTTCTTCAGCTGTAGCTAGAATATCAGTGAATGTGGATCTAATAAAATCCTCTTCATCTTTTTCAGGAATCAAGTAACTTCCGCAGTATTCGCAATGAAACGTTGATGGCTCGACAGGAGCACCGCAACTTGGACAGCTGATTGCTTTCATTGAATGATCCTCCAATTCACAAAAGGAGCGTGATGCCCATGAACCTATTCAGCAAATTCTTTCGTTCGCGGGACAAGCCCATGAATCATCTTGGCGGCTTGTCCTTTTTGTTTGGGCAGACGGCGGCGGGCAAGGCGGTCAATGAGCGTACTGCAATGCAGACAACGGCAGTCTACGCCTGTGTGCGCATCCTCGCCGAATCCATCGCAGGGCTGCCGCTTCATGTTTACGCATACAAAGGGCAGGGAAAAGAGCGTGTACCGGAGCACTCCCTGTACTTCCTCCTTCACGATGCGCCGAATCCCGAGATGACCTCCTTTATATTTCGCGAAACATTGATGAGTCACCTTCTTTTGTGGGGAAATGCTTACGCACAAATTTTGTGGGATGGTAGGGGAAATGTCCTCGGACTCTATCCATTGCTCCCAGACAAGATGGAAGTGAACCGTGACAGCCGCACAGGCGAAATCTATTACACATACACCAGAAGCACGGAAGAAAATCCGAATTTCAAGGACAAAGGGCGGATTCGTCTGCGGCGTGAGGATGTCCTGCACATCCCCGGTCTCGGCTTCGATGGGCTTGTCGGCTACAGTCCCATCGCTATGACAAAGAACGCCATCGGCATCGCGCTAGCAACGGAGGAATACGGAGCGGCATTCTTCAAGAACGGTGCGCGTCCGGGCGGCGTTCTTGAACATCCGGGAGTTTTGAAAGACCCGTCGAAGCTCCGTGAAAGCTGGCACGCCGTTTACGGCGGTGCGATGAACACGGGCAGGATTGCCGTCCTTGAAGAAGGTGTAAAGTATCAGCAGATTGCCATCCCGCCCGAAGAAGCGCAGTTCCTTGAAACACGGAAGTTCCAGATTGACGAGATTGCGCGGCTCTATCGCGTGCCGCCGCACATGATCGGCGACTTGGAAAAATCCAGCTTCAACAACATAGAGCAGCAGTCGTTGGAGTTCGTTAAATACACGCTGAATCCGTGGGTGGTGCGCTGGGAGCAGTCGCTGCAGAAAGCCCTGCTTACGGATAGGAAGCGGAAGGAATATTTCATTCGCTTCAAAGTCGATGGACTTTTGCGCGGAGACTACAAGAGCCGCATGGAAGGGTATGCCATCGGCAGGCAGAACGGCTGGCTCTCGGCGAACGACATCCGAAGTCTCGAAGACCTCAATCCAATTGAGGGTGATGAAGGCGGCGACCTCTATCTCATCAACGGCAGCATGACGAAACTCAAGGATGCTGGATTGTTTGCAAACAACGGGAAGGAAGGGAATGACGGTGAAACGTAAATTTTGGAACTGGGTGCGAAACGAGGGCGAGAAGCGCACACTGCTCCTTGACGGCGAGATTTCGGATGAGACATGGTTCGGCGATGAAGTCACGCCTGCCATTTTCCGCGAGGAGCTTCATGCGGCAAAAGGAGATGTCGTTCTCTGGATCAACTCGCCCGGAGGCGACTGCTTTGCGGCGGCGCAAATCTACAACATGCTGATGGACTATCCGGGCAAAGTCACAGTCAAGATTGACGGCCTTGCGGCATCGGCGGCATCCGTCATCGCGATGGCAGGCTCGACCGTGGAAATATCTCCCGTAGGCATGATATTAGTCCACAATCCTATGACCATTTCCATCGGCGACGTGCAGGAGATGGAACGCGCCATCGCGCTTCTGGCTGAGGTCAAGGAAAGCATCATCAATGCTTACGAAATCAAGACGGGGCTGCCCCGAGAGAAGATTTCGCGGCTCATGGATGCCGAGACGTGGATGAATGCGAAGAAGGCAGTGGAGCTTGGTTTCGCCGATGCGATTCTCAACGGAGAAAAGGAACGCCCGACAAGTGATGAAGCGGACGGACTGATCTTCTCGCGCGCCACTGTCACAAATTCCCTGCTCTCGAAATTCGGGCAGGGCAAGCAAATGAACAAAGTCGATGCGGAGTCGCTGAAAAGGCGGCTCTTTTCTATTGCACACTGAGGGGGAAAAATAACATGGATAAGATTTTGGCAATGCGTGAAAAGCGTGCGGCTCTCTGGGAGCAGGCAAATGCGTTTTTGGACGAACACACGCAGGACGAGCATCTCTCGGCGGAGGATGCGAAGTCGTATGAGCAGATGGAAAGCGAGGTTCTCGCGCTCGGCAAGGACATCGAGCGTTTGGAACGCCAGGCAATTCTCGATGCGGAACTTTCGCGTCCTGTCGGACAACCCATCACCAATATGCCGGGAGTGTCTTTGGACAAGGACAAGCAGGGAAGGGCGAGCGATGCCTACCGCGCCGCAATGCTCAAGGCGCTGCGCACGAATTTCCGACAAGTCGAGAACGTCCTGCAGGAAGGCACGGACGCAAGCGGCGGTTATCTC